TTAAAGTCCGGAGTCGCCATAGATGTCGCGAATCAGCATGGCGGCTCCCACTCTTTTTAAGACAGCCTCTCCCCAAGCGTTCAGGGACACATTCACCACCAGACACACCAGCCTTACGTTATCCAGATGGTAACCGTCTGAACAACGGATTCGATCGATGCTTGGTGAGAACGGTCTCAGCTTTGCCCCCTCATAGGTTTCGAAAGAGAATGGGATTCCTGTCACTGCACAGCGCCCTTTACTTCCTAAAGCCAGCAAGACAAGATCCTCCTTGGTCAAGCTACAGCCTTTATCGCTGTTCCTTACTCTCCTATGTATTCGACTCAGCCAGGAGTGGCTATCGCTGATAACTCGCCCCACTTCGTCTACCCAGTTGTCACTGATTTCCATTTCAATCAACTGGTCCCTCAGGTGTTGTCGGAGGGCTGGACCAAACTCTTTAACTTGCTCCTTCTTTCGTGCTTTGGCTTCCAAACGCCTACCAGCTGTGAGGCCTCAGCCACATCTCTTGTTTTCAGAGACTGACGAACCCTTCGGCCGCCTATGACCTTTTGAACATGCCAAACGCCATTCCTCTGAATCAATCCCCGAGTTTTTGCCATATTATCCTCTCCTCCTATTCAAATTGATCAGCGTCAGCTCCGGCGCCCGATCCCGCTCACACAGTTTCTCGACCGCGTCGATCAGATTCCGAATCTCCGCCGTCGAGTAATGGGTTGTGATCCGCCCTGACACATGCCCCAGGAGATCCTGACGATCCTCGAGACTCACCTCGGTCGCCCGGAGCCGCCGGCCGAAGGTGTGCCGGAGGTCGTGAACCCTGACTTGCTCCAGCCCGGCTTCCTTCCGGGCGGCTCGCCAGGCCCGGTTGTTCATCCGGTCCAGAGGTTTCCCTTTATACGGAAAGACCCATTCGGGATGACCCCCGCGCTGCCCTTCGATCACTGACTTCGCCACCTTGTTTAAAGGGACGATCCGTTCCACCGTCTTCCCTTCTTGCCCTTTGACGACCCACTCCGGCAAGATGAAGACGGAGGTCCCTAAAGCTGGGAGCTTTTCCTCCCACTCCCAGCGAAGCTGACAGATCTCCCGCTCCCGGCATCCGGTGTTCACGGCGAACAAGGCCATGTTCGCCAGGTACTCCGGCAACAGCTTGAAGAGGCGGCCCTGCTCTTCCCAGGACAAGGGGTATGGCTTCCGTTTCGGGCCTTTCACCCCGATGATCATCGGCGCGGTTTCCAGCCAGGTCTTGCCGGTCAGCTCGTCGTGCCAGAGACCTGCCGCCAGGTTCAGGATATTCCTGACGACGGCGAGATCCCGGTTGATCGTGCCAGCGGCAGTCCCGGCCGCCTGCCGGTCCTTGATGAACTTGGACAAAGATCCCATGTGCACTTGCTCCAAAGGGACGTTCTCCAGATACTCCTTTAACAACGTGATCGAGGCGGCATCCCGATCGATGCTTTTCTTCCTAGCCTCATTCAGGTATTTGGCCGCGGCTTGCGCCCATGTCCGTGCGGGGCGAGCGCCGTGGACTACCTGACGTTCGATTTCGGCGAGCCGCCTTGCGAGGTACGCTTCCGCCCTCTCAATCTCGCGCTCGCCAGTGCTTTCTCTAAGTCGTCCGACTCCTTTGACAACTTTCTGTATGTGCCAGACGCCGCCGCGGAGGACGAGGCCTGGGGTTTTTCTCTTTGACATTTGTCGTCTCCTTCATCATTTGCAGCTTCAGGAGGCCGACCGTTGCGCTCCTTGAGTTTATCAGCGAATCGATCCAGCTCAAGAATGTCGAACCGGACGCCGATCTGCCCCACACGGATCTCCGTTAGATGGGGCCTGATATCCTCGTTGAAGTAGACTTTGTTGACGGCAAGGTAGTAGCACGCTTGCTCGATCCGCATGAATCGCGGCGGGAAGGATAAGTGGGCCATGGTGTCTCCAAAGGGGTTGGTAACTATGCCTCATCGAGTGGGGGCATCAAGTCCATTTCCATCACGATCAACCCGTGACGCCCCCAGGCCGGCTAAGTAGTCTTCCGCGTCCTTTCGGCTGTGAAAGGCTGGGTGCGGAGGAGGCGTGTCGTAAGCGCCGACCATTGCCAATCGGTACGACTCGCCGAAATCGCCGTGCCCATAGGTTTTCCCTCGTTTCTGTACGAGCACGTAAATTTTCATATCGTTGCCCTCAACATTTTTCGGTTAAACCACCTCCGCAGCGCATAGCCGCGGAGAATCGAGATCGCCGTGAACCACCCAACGATCTGCAGGTTCGTCGACAGGGCGACATGAATACCGTACAAAGGGAAGATCAGGAGCTGTGAGACCAGGGCAACGCCAAAGCCAACGAGGACGTTGGTCAGGCTTTCGACGAGGCTGTCCTTTTTAGTTTGGCCCATGCGCCCTCCTCACTAGTCGTCCCCGGCGTTCCGCCAGATGCATGTAGTACCGCAGGCACTCCAGCTTGTAGATGGTCTTCAGGCCTTCCCAGGCGAAGTGCTTCCATACTCCGGCGGTTATGGCTGTGAGAATGCCAGCCACCAGTAGGGCGCCGACACCAAAACAAAACCAGAGGAGATACTGTGCGGCGGTCACCATGGTGACCCCTTGGAATCAAGTTCCTCCACAAGCGCATTTGCGCATCGCCGCGGCGATCCGCTTGAGCACCTGGTCTCCCCAATCGCACATGGCGTAGTTCGCCGCCGTGCAAACCAGCCGGACGTTCCGCTTGGTATAGCCGAGGTCTGAATTCCGTCGATCAAGGGACGGCGCCCACGGCCGGGTGCGGCCTTTCTTGGGCTTTCTAAAGGAGAATGCGATGCCGGTGACCTCGCAGCGTCCAGCGGCGCGGTCAATGATGGCTTCGAGGTCCTCGTACGTGAGGGAGAAGGGAATGCCGCGATCCTTGGCACGCCGGCGGGCCCACCGATAGAGGTTGATCCGCCACTCTCGTTGCGAGTACTCCGGGCTCGTCCTTGAGCCTCTGGGCATCGGCCTCCTTGCGGGGTGAAGTGATGTGTAACCATAAGTTTACAGTAGGTTATGGGGTTTGTGTTGCTATTTGGCGACAGTTAACTCTTTGTAGGTGCCTCCACCTTAACCTCCTACTAATTGACGGTATTGCAGGTAACCCCTGACGTTCCCGCCCCGCACCGTTTTCGAGACGCACAGCATCGGGTGCTCGGTCGGGCTCCAGTGTTTCTTCTGGATTAAGGTGTCGTGTCTTAGCTTGTCCTCATTGAAATTGCGGATCTCCCCGTGGCGAGCATAGGACACCCGGCAGCAACGGGCGGTTGAAATGACCTGCTGCTCAGCCAGCGGAAGTTTGAGCTCCTCCGCCCAGAGATAAGGCATGTGCCACTCGCCGTACTCCAACTGCCGTGGGATCGAACGCTCCAGGGATTCCTTGATCATCGATACCAGCAGATACATCTCGCGCTGGGCCTCCGGGTGCCCATCTTCGTCGACCTCGAGGCGAGGCTCAAAGAGCCATTCCCAATCGGTGCAAGTGATCACCGTGTTCATCCACTGCCAGGGTTCGAGATAACGGTTTAGGATCTCTTTGGCGGCGCCAGTATCCGCGTAGAGTTTACTGATCATTTCCGCGACACCTGCACCCATCTCCTCCAGGTAAGCTCGAACGTACTCTGGGCTCTCAACTTCTTCGACTGTCTTCATCCCAGGCCGGGCCTTGCCGACGAATATCGGCAGCGCCGGATCCGTCTTCACTTGCTCGACGAACGTCGTGATCGGGATCGCCCGCGAGCTGCTCGCGTTACGCGACAAGGCCCGGTGGGTCAGGAGCTCGCTATGGATAAAGCGGTGGTAGCGCAGCTGTAGGGTGGAAGCGCGGATGCCGTGGGGGCCTGCGCTGTCGCAGATCATGCGAACGGTCATGCCGGAAGGATGAACCATTGGGCTTGCGTAACTAAAAGTCATTGGTGTTCTCCAAAGGGTTTAAGTTCTTGTTTTGCGCAACGCCTGCACAAACCGTCTCCGCTCCCAGTGGTTTGCCTGCTGCCGCGGGAAGCGTTCCTGCGTCCTGCGGATCCGCAGCGGCGGTTTCCGGGTGAGCCTTGGAAGCTCGGGCTCAACAGGTACCAGCGTGTAGACATGGAACCAGCGCCAATTCTTGGGTGGCGGGTCCTTGGGCTCAGCCACCCGGACGGGGTAGTAGTTGCCGTAAAAGCCTTCCGTCCCGGTAACCGCGGCCGTCCCATTGCCAGCGGCTCCGCTGAGGTAAATGCGGACACGGACGTAGCCTGTGTCCGTCGGATAGTAGCTAGTCGTGATCACACCCGCTCCAAAGGGTTGAGTTTGTGTTGGCACCGGTACCGGCTCCTCCCGCCCACTTCCTTGTAAGCTTCGGCCCGGTCGCAGTGCGGTTCGTAACGGTCAAAGATTTTGTAAAGGGGCTTGTGGCCGGACGTCCAGTCCGGCTCGACAAGCTCCTGGATGGTGTCAGCAATCACCTCTTCCAGTTCAGCACATCGTCCAGCCCCGACGTCTCGAAGCTTCCAAGACTTCCTACTTGGTACTCGGTGACCCGGCCCTCGAAAAAATTCTTCTCCTTCTTCGTCCCGATCTGCTCGTCCAGCCACGGGAACACCGGCTCCGCACGCCAGATCGGATCGAAACCCAACTGAACAGCGCGGCGGTCCAGCATGTACGCCATGTGTTGAACATGGAGTCGGGCGCTGTACCCCAAGATGTCCGGCATCGCGTACTTGGCATACGTCGTCTCGGCTTCCAAGGCTGCCCAGAAAATCTCTTTCAAGGTTTCCTGCGAGATGTAAACCCCCGCCTCGTCCATGATCGTCCGGATCAAGCGGATCCCGAAGTCGGCGTGCTTCGATTCATCCCGGGCGATGTACTGTAACTGCTCGCACGAGCGGACCATCAGGTTCCGGCGCTGCAAGGAGAAGAGCGGCGTGAATCCGTGGAAGAACCAAGCCCCTTCGAAGGCGCCGTAGTAGAAAATCAAGCCCTTCACGTAGTCCCTCAGGCTGGAAAGCGCCGTCATGCCCTCCGTGAACTCTCGGGCCAGCTCGAACTTTTGTCGGATCTCCGGGACCCGTTCGTACAGGGTGTAGATTTCCTCTGGATCCAGTCCCAGGTTCTCCAAAACATGGCTGTACGTGTCGCTGTGGACCGCCTCCTGGAAGATTTGCGCACCCAGGGCGACCTCAACCTCCGGCGCGGTAATTCGCTCCATTACGGCACAAGCCAGATTCCGCTGGATGAGGATGTCCGACGTCGTCAGCGTCGAGAAAACGGCTTTGTACATATGCTGCTCGGCAGCCGTCAACTTGCCGGTTTCCCACTGCAACTTGTCTTCTCCCATCCCGATCTCGCCCGGCAGCCAGAAGTTGGCGCAGCCCTTCTTGAAGGCTTGATAGGCCCAATCGTACTTAATCGGCAATAGGTGGTTCGTGCCGGCTTTGCCGCCGACGATTTGTTTTTCGTACAACATTTCAATCTCCAAAGGGTTGGGCCGGTGTGCTGCCGGCCAGATAAGGTTATTTTGTGACGTATCCTTCACGGCGTCTAACTGGTCCCTTCCCCGCTACATGGGGCCTCCACCAGTACACGCCCGTTTTCCTGCGCTTAAAATGTCCTCGTACTAAGTGAGCAGGCAACCATCTGCCTGCCTGCCCGCCCTCCCGTGATGAGTCTTGCCCACCAGTGTTACTGTGACTAACCACCGTGAAGCTACGGTTTCTGGTTGATCTGCCGGACCTCTCTCGCTTCTTAACGACTTTCTCAGGCAGGGTACACCTTTCTGTAGAGACGTGACGGCTGTTTAGCCAAGCTGTGACTATCTCTGTTACGGTGTCAGAGAACTGACACCGGTATGGAGCTATGTGCAAGGATGGGCGTGCAAGGTCGTCCCGCATAACTGTCACGCCTGCTGTAAAGATCCCTCCAGGCTCAGACCTAGCAATTACCATTGCCGTTACCCTGCCGACGAAGTCTGTTTCTGGGTCGTAGAACCTGTCGGATTGCGGACTGTCCTCAACTTCTACGAAAATAACCTCGTCATAAGGTAACCGGACCCCTTTGCAGTGGTTGTGATAGGCATCACCACTTCTGGGCGCAGGATGCCTCTGCCTAATTGCCTCTACATAACTCCGATACAGGCTCCTCGGGAATACAAAGACAGCTCCTTTGGTTAAAGCCCCTGCAGCCCCAGACAAAGTTGCCAGGTAGTAGGCCGTCCATTGTGCCCTTTCTTCTTGGTCTGCTAATGTCCAGGAAGTGTTGGGGTTATCGATCTCCTCCTCTAGGAGAGCAAGGTATCTCCTCACTTCGCTAAGTTTGGCGTATGACATCATTGGCTCCAAAGCTATCGATCTTCAACCACCGCCGCCACAAACTCGATGAACCGTTGCTGTCTCGCCTGGTCCACCGCATCCGCCGCCAGCCTCAAACACTTCGCCGGGCCGTCCTCCCGCCGGTGTTGGAAGCGAGTGATCACCTGGCGGTTGATCCGGACTTCGTAGTCACACGTACCTGATACTTGCGGCGTTGGGGAAGTGTTGATAATCGCGATCATTCCTAGTATGCCTCCGCCAGCTCCTTCAACTCCTTTTCGACTTTCGGCCAACAGATGCTGCAGTAGTGCCAGTAACTGTGATCCGGATCCGTACCCCAGCCGGCCAACTTCATTGTGATTTCCGGGGTGTCGCATTCGTCGACTTCAAGGGTGTTTCTACAATCAAGTCCATCACATTTGACAACAGTTTGAATGGTCATAGTTTCTCCAGGTTAGCAATCACACGAGCAACCGCCGCCAGAGCTTCCAGAGTCACAGCCCCCGGAGATGTCGTAAACCGGCGTGTGACTGGAGGACGCAGAGGAGCTCGACGATCTCGAGCGGGCCCTCGCCGGCTTAACTGGCGGCATCGGCGGACAGTTCCTCGCCTCGCGCAACCCCCGATCCCACGGTCTCGGCGGCTGGACTTCCGCGGAAGCAGTTGATCGATTCTTCTTGAACAGATTCTTCAGCCAATTGATCACATAACACCTCGTTTAATTTCTTCAAGAACTCTTCATAGGCCGCCTTGCAGCCGATCCGGCGCTTGATGTGAGCCGGAATCTTAGGCAAAGGGGCCCACGCCACATAACCTTCGTTGTCCCAGGTTCCGATCACGGCGACCCCGGTGTAGCCCAGCAGAAGGCTCTTCTTGCCCTTCGGCGCAGATTCTTCAAGGGGGTCGACCCACCAAACGACCGGGGCGGTCTTGGGCTCGATCACGCGGCTTGCCTCGTTCTCAGGTTGAGCACGCTGTCCACTTGCCGCTGGGTCTCGGTGATCTCGTCGTTGACCAGATGTTCGTCCCCAGCCTCGAACGACACACCCGCTTCGCTCACATGCGACGATACCGGCTCTATACCAGGCCGATGAATGTGCCAAACCACGCCGCCCAGGTTCCGGACCCATTCGGCCTCGTTGTCGAAGCGGACGTCGCTGATCACGATGCGGTCAGTGAAACCTCCAGCCTGGTCCGGATCTCGGACTGGATGGTGAAGCGCACCTTCCTGAACGGGAAGAATTACAGTTTCAAGGACCACGAGTACCAGGTCGAGATCGTCAACACCCAGCACCCGAACACGTGCTGCATAAAACCCTCGCAGGTCGGGATGTCGGAGGCGGAGTACCGGATGGTCCTAGGGCTGTTGGACACGACGCCCGATAGCGTCGCCCTCCTCCTCATGCCCACCGTCCATGAAGCGCAGCGCCAGGTCAAGAGCCGCATCGATCCGATTATCCAAGGCTCGAGGCATTTGAGCGCCCGGCTGAACCCCGGCAGCGACTCGGCCAGTTTCAAGCAGATCGGGACCAGTCAGCTCCACGTCGGTGGCACCTACGGCAAAGCCGTGATCTCGATTCCGTGCTCGATGGTCATCGTCGACGAGCGCGACTTTTGTAACCCGGAAGCCTTGGTCACCGCGGAATCCCGCTTGTCGCACGCCCCGCACGTCGACGAAAAGACCGGGCTCCGCGGGTTCCGACGAGAGTTTTCAACGCCGACGGCGTCCGGGATTGGGGTCTCGGAATCCTTCGAGCAGTCGGACCAGAAACGCCGGCTGGTGAAGTGTAAGCACTGCGGGCACTGGTTCTGGCCCAACCTGCTGGTTCACGGTGTCATCCCCGGATTTGACAACCGCCTCGAGGACATCACCTACCTGGATGTCCGGGCGCTGGAGGCCAAGGGGCACATCGCCAATGCCAGGATCCTTTGCGAGAAGTGTCACAACCCTGTGACAAAGGAGAATCTGGCGCCGGAGTACCGCGAGTGGGTGCCGACCTACCCCGAGCGGTATATGACGGAAGGGTTCGCGGTCAGCCCCTTTGACCTGCCGGAATACCATTCCGCTTCGACCTTGCTTAGGAAGCTGATCAAGTTCAAGAACGAGTTCGGCCACTGGAAGAACTTCACGCTGGGGTTGTCGCACGACGACGCCAGCAACTCGATCCTTGACGAAATCGTCAAGCAGAACATGGTCCTGAAGCCGATCCCGCCGGAGGTGGCGGAAGCGATGAAGCTCTATGGCTGCATCGCCGGGCTCGACGTCGGCAAGACCTCGTGGCTGACGATCGGCAAGCCGGTCGGCCGGAAGGTCCACATCCTCTGGGTCGAGCCGATCCGGCTCCGGGGCGAGAACGGGGACGGCCTGAAGGAACACGTCCTCAAGCGGCTCAAACAGTACGGGGTCATCCGCCTGGTCTCGGACGCCCTCCCCTACACCGACACCATCCTCGGGATCCGGGATTCGATGCCGGACGAGCTGGTGTACCCTTGCATGTACACCTTGACCGACAAGAAACTGCCCGCCTACGTCCCTAAGGAGAAGGAAGGGGAACGGTCGGTCGACGCCAACCGGACCAAGACCTTGAACCGGGTGGCCAAGCGGGTAAACGGTAGCGAGGTGCTGTTCCCGATCCTGGACGAAATGGAAACGGTCAGAGACCACCTGCAAGGCATGAAGCGGGTGGACCAGACCGACGAGCGCGGGGAAGTCGAGCAGAACTGGATCAAAAGCAGCCGGGACGACCACTACTTCCACTCGCTCAACTACTTGCTGATCGCGGCCGATATGGTGGAGGAAAGCTTGAGCGGCTGGGCGCCGGTGCCGTCGATCACGCAGATCGAGGTGGGCAAAAAGGCAATAGTCGACAAACCGCCCTTGTTCTCGCGGCCTGTCTCAACTAAGATACTGTAACAAAATTGGTGCGCCCGGGCAGGGGTCAGCACACCCCCGCCCGCACTTCCGGTTAGTTTCCGGCATAGTTAACCGGCTGAACACTACCCCTTTGGAGACCATATGAACGGATCTCGTAGCCAGGCATCTAGATTACGGTATATCTCACAAAAGTGTCAACCCTGATGTGAGCTACCTCACAAGGACTCGTGAATGGCAGCTCAGAAAAGGACTTCGAAGGGGTCGACCGACCCGGTAATCCTCCCTAAATCCCTCATCAAAGGGGTTCGGACGGCCACCCCGGCGTCGGGCAAAGACGCCGACTCCGCCATCAATAACAATCTGACGTCGGCTTTTAACCGGCCGGTGGCGGATGTCCGTAACCTCTCGGACAAAGAAGCCCTCCGGATGTTGGCCCGCGCTTATGGTGACGTGTCGACCGCGGTCTGGGCGACCTTGAGTCTGGCCAACACGTCGATCAAAGTCCTCGCCTACGACAGCCAACACCAGATCAGCGTCGACGGCACCGCGCTGACGAAATCGATTTTAGCCAAACTGAACTTCACTTCGGACTATTCCCAAGGGTTCGACGACCGTCAGTCGTTAGAGAGCGTCAAGACCTCCTTGCTGAGGGACGTTCTGTTATCGGGCGCCTGCGGGGGAGAACTCGTCCTGGATGACCAGCGCCTCCCCCAACACCTCAAGCCGATCTCAACCAAGACGTTGAAGTTCAAGACCGGCAAGAAGAAGGTCGGGACGGCCTACAAAGTCGTTCCCACCCAGAAGGTCGGCTCCGAGGAAGTCATCCTCGACTTTCCCACTTTCTTTTACGAGGCCTTGGACCAGGATCCCGAGTCCGCCTACGCCTTCTCGCCCCTGGAGCCGGCGCTCAATTCCGCGCCGCAATATTCCGAACTCCTCGAGGACGTCCGCCGGGTGGTCCGGCGCTCCGGACACTCGCGTCTTGCGATCAAACTGGTGACCGAGCAGATCCTGAAAGCGGCGCCGCCCGACATCAAAGGCGACCCGACCAAGATGCAGGCCTGGATGACCACCATCCGGGACGATCTCAAGGACGAGCTTGAAAACCTCAACCCCGAGATGGCCCTGGTGTTCTTCGACACCATGGAGGCCGCTTACCTCAATTCCGAGATCGGCGGCAAGTCCGAGTACGGCCCCCTGGTTGAGACCTTCGATGGGGTTCAGTCCACCGCGCTGAAGGCTCCGCCCTCGGTGCTCGGCAAGCGGATGGGCGGTTCCCAGAACGTCTCTTCGACCGAATCCCTCTTGTTCATCAAGACCGCCGCGAGGATCCAACCGCCGGTGGCCACCGTCCTTTCCCGGGCGCTCACCTTGGCGGTGCGCCTCTATGGATTCGACGGGTATGTGAAAGTGGTGTTCGAATCGATTGACCTGCGTCCTGAAGGCGAGCTCGAAGCCTTCAAACAGATGGAACAGGCACGGGTGCTCGAACTCTTGTCGCTCGGGTTCCTGACCGACGACGAAGCCGCCGAGAAACTCGGCACCGGCCTTCGGGCGCCGGGCGCTCCCAAGCTCTCCGGCACCTTTTTCCACCAAGGCGGCAATCCCCTGGAGCCGCCCTCCCCGAACGCGGACCCGACTCGACGAGCCTTGACGGGTAATGCCCCTAAATCCGGCGGAGGCAAGGACAATGCTCAACGGTGACATCGAATGGCATAGCGGCGTTCTCCGGATCTTTGCGTCCGGGGAGAGCCGCCAAAACCGTGATCATTACGTGTGGTGTTGCACGGTGCAGCGGGTCGGAGACACCGCGATCCTGTCCGGAGTGTTGCACGCTCCCAGTAGGGCGGTTCGCAGAGCAGGTATCGAGGCCCTTGCTAGGCAGGGAGTGAAATTCATGGAATGGGAGCGCTGGTCCACAGGCGCCCCAGAGCCTCGGAAGAAAATCAGGCTAAGGATCGGCTGATGGAACAACTCTTTCTCGTGCTTAAGGATAGCGTCAGCCCGGTCGTCACCGCCCTGCTCGCCGGCGCGGGGGCCGCGTTTCCGGCCGTCCGGTGGTCCGTCGCCAAGTATCTCAAGAAGATTGAGGAGACCGAGACCAAAGTCGCCGATTTGCAGCGGACCTACGTCTCCCGCACTGAGCTTGAGACTTACATGTCGAAGCTCGAAGCCCGGATCGAAAGCCAAACCGTGTCCGGTTTCAACGCCGTCCACCGGCGGCTCGATGAACTCTATCAAGCCCTCCTCCACGCCCGAAAGTAACATTTCTGGGACGCCCTTGTAACATCCCTGCGACAGTGTTATAACATTATCAGCTTAATGTCAGGGATCGACATGCACCGCTTCGAACTATGGATGGGCAATTCCGCCTCGCTGGACGACTACATCCAGCGGATTCAGGCCGTCAGCAAGGGACTGTACTCCTACGAGACCGAGAGTCCGGAGCCGATCTATTTTGATCTGCAGGGGAACCTCGGTGTCGTTTCCGTCAAAGGCTCGTTGACCAACAACGACGCCTGGTACAACCGTTATCTAGGCCTCACCTCGTACACTCAGATCCGCAACGCGTTGATCGAGGCGTCCCAGCACGCGGACGTCGAGACCATCCTGCTGTCGATCGATTCCGGGGGCGGCTCCGCCTCTGGCGTCTCGGACCTCGGCCAGCTAATCAAGCTGATCAACGCCGAGATCAAGCCGGTCGTCGCACACACCAGCGGCACGATGGCGTCCGCCGCCTATTGGATCGGCGCCTCCGCGGGCAAGGTATATGCTTCGGACACCGCGACCGTCGGCAGCATCGGCGTCATCGCCGTCCACATGGACATTTCAAAGGCCTTGGCTCAAGACGGCATCAAGCCGACCGTGTTCCGCGCCGGGGACTACAAAGCCCTGGCGACACCCTATGAGCCTTTGTCCGACAAGGCCAAGGCGCAGATGCAGAGCCAGCTCAACACCCTTTATGACCTCTTCGCCGCCCACGTCGCGGACGCCCGCGGGGTGAGCGTGGCTTACGTCAAGGAGCACATGGCGGACGGCAAGGAATTCATTGGCATGGAAGCCAAGGATGCCGGGCTGGTGGACGGGATCCTGTCCATCGACCAGCTCGTTCAGAAATTGCAGGCCGAGCAGCCTGCCGACTCACGATACAAGGAGGTATCTGTGGCCCAAAAATCCCACAAGTTAACCGATAAGACCGTGGCGGCCATCGCCGCTGGCGTCGATATGAAGACCGCCCTGGAATCCGCTCCGATCGAGGCGGAGACCGAAACCCCGGCCGCGGATCCTGCTGCCGCCACGGAGCAGACTCCGGCTGATCCTGCTCAGGAGCCGGCGCAGACTCCGGCAGAGCCCGCCGCGGCTACGCCCGCCCAGGCCAATCTCGTCAGTTACCTGCAAGCCCAGCTGGACGCAAAGACCAACGACTTGGTCGACCTGAAGGCTGCGAACAAGCAGCTGGAAGCCCAGCTGGCCAGCTTCCAGGCCAACGAATCCGAGCTGTGCAAGGTCGTGTCCGAGTACACGAACAAGATGCAGATCGCGCTGGGAGGCGTCGCGACGGACCTGTCGAGTCTGCCCGCCGGCACCTTGCTGGCCCAGTTCAGTCAGGTCCAGGCGTCGTTCAACAAAGCTTTCCCGGTCGGTGGAGTGACTGCAACGCCGTCGGTAGAAGCCCCCAAACCAGTCGAGGCGGACCCCGCTAAGCTGAAAGCAGTTAAGTTCAAGTAATTCTTGCGTAACAAAGAGGTTCGCAAATGACCACTTTTGCATTCACCGAGTTGGTGCCGACCGAGAAAGTGCTGTCCGCAGCCCTGGGCCCGGACGCTAACACCAAGTTTGCCGATGCTGACGTCGGCAAGGCCGTGAAGATGGGCACCGCCCAGAACTATGTCGCCGTCGCCGCCGGCAACGACATCGAAGGTTTCGTGACCTCGATCGAACCCTACACCGTCAACAGCGGCTTTTCGTTCGGCGGCGTCGTGGTTTCCGGCCGGGTCAAGGCGGAAGTCGGCGCCAACCAGGGCGCGACCCCGATGGCCGTGGGCGACTACGTCGTCGCCGACACCCCGGTGGCCTTGGGCACCGCGGGCAAAGCCAAAGTGAAAACCGGCACCCCGGCCAAGTACTTCTGGCGCTGCATCCGGATTATCTCCGGCACGGGCGTAGCAGGCGACAGCGTCCTGCTCGAAAGAACGTAATCGATCTCATCAGGCAAGGAGGCCGAGTAGAGATGGCACAAATTAGAGACAGCGAGGGGAATGCTCAAGAAGTCAACGTGACTTTGGAGCATTACAAGGGGGCGATGGAGGCGGGGCTGAGTTTCCCGGCCTACCTCAGGACGCAATTCAAAACCGACGAAACCAAGTACGGCTCGCCGTTCGAACAGTTGCTGGCGACCAGTGGCTTCTTCTTGCGGGAAGACCGCGCCGCCGGCATCCGCCCGCCGACGGTGAAGCAGATGCTGGCCGACAACGGCAACACCGTCAGCATGGGCCCGTTGGTCCGTCCGGACGGCTCGCAAGCCCTGACCATCACGGGCCGCTTGCTGTTCGCCACGACCGTGATGGAGCTGGTGGAAAGCGCCTTGCTCGAGGATACCAGCTCGTACGCCGCCACCTGGAATCAGCTGGTTGCGGTGACCACCTCGGTGGATACGCCGCGGGTGGATATTCCGACCATCACGTCGACCGGCCCGCGTAGCGACCGCAGCATGCCGATCGCGCAGTTGGCGACCCCGCCCAACATGACCAGCATCACGCTGAGCTCGAAGAGCTACCGGATGCCGACCTTCTCGATCGGTCTCGAGATCTCCTATGAGGCTCAGGCGGCGGTGACGCTGGACCTGGTCAACATCATCCTGAAGCAGCAGGCGGAGGGCGAGCGGATGGCCTTGATCGACGAAGCCATCAAGAAGCTCGTGAACGGCGACACCGACTGGAACTTGACCGCCTTGTCGGCGGACCTCATCACCGCGTATGACAGCTCGATCGCCTCGAACGGCGTGATGACGCAGAAGGCGTGGGTGAAGTGGCTTCGGTCTGACCGTCGCCGCAAGACCATCAACTGGGTCATCGGCGATCTCGACGGCTACCTGGCCATCGAAGGCCGGACCAACCGTCCGACGGTGCAGAACGATCGGGGGACCGACGAGCGCATCAACAGCCTCCCGATCCTGGCCGACATCGGTTTGCCACAGACGGTTAAGTACTTCGACATCGAGACGTCGGTCCTCGGGGCCAACACCCTCGTGGGTCTCGACAGCTCGAAGGCGATTCGGAAGTGGGTCTATACCGGGGCTCAATACGAGGCCATCGAGGACTTCGTGCTTAGGAAGGCCACTGCCTTGCGTATTGACTGGTCGGAGGCGTACGGCCGCATCTTTGATGAAGCCTTCAAGAAGACTACGTTGACCACCTCTTAATCGGGGACGGGCCGGGGCTAAGAACTCCGGTCCGGTACGCCATGGACGAATTGCTTCCGAAAATCCGCGCCAAGCTCCAGGAGCCGTCGACCCGCGTGGGGTTGATGTTTTTGGCTGGACTCACCGGGCATCAAATCCCGGTCGAGGTGGCCCAGAACATCATCGACGGCGTCTTGCTGCTCACCGCCTGCTATGAGGTCTGGCGCAAAGAACACCCCCATAAGGACAAGGAACCTCCTCATGAAACGGACGTTTAACACACTTTTATTCGCCGGCTTAACGGCGTTTTCATCGCTCGGGCACTCGGCGGCCCTCTCCGACTACCTGGAGAACAAATGGGTCGACTTCCTGCTCCGAGGCCAGACGCTCACCGCGCCGACCACCGTTTACGTCGCCCTCGCCACGACCTCGGGCTCCGACGCCGCGTGCGGCACCGAAGTCTCCGGCGGCAGCTACGCGAGAGTCGCGGTAACCAGCGGGCTTACGGCGTGGGCGGGGACCCAGTCCGCGGGCTCCACCACCGCTTCGTCCGGCACCGGCGGCACGACTTCGAACAACGCCGCGGTGACCTTCCCGGCGCCGACGGCCAACTGGGGACAGGTCACCGAGTTCTGCGTCTTCGATGCGGCGACCTCCGGCAACCTCTTGTTCCGAGCCGCCTTGACGACCCCGAAAACGATCAATAACGGAGACGCGGCTCCTAGTTTCGCCATTGGCGCCCTTACATTCCAGGCTGATAACTGAGGTATAGCCATGATCCGAGTTTTATCGTTCAGTTTACTGGCTCTCCTTGCGGGCTGCGCCGGCTTCGGCCGCACCGAAGCCCTCGGCGTGACCCAGGCGCTGATCGCCGCCTTGCCCCAGGATTCCGCCCAAGGCAGCTTCCTGGTGGGTACGCTGGCCGATTCCAGCTCGTTCGAAATGATCATGGCGCCGGTGAAAACCCGGCTGGCCGTGGTCCGGCGGGCCGCGGCCAAAGCTTTGAAGGAGCAGCGCATTGATGTGGTGACTGCCAAGGAAGCCCTGAGGCTCTCCGACAAAGCCTCGGCCAAGATCGACCTCGCTTGGGCCGACAAGCAGGGCACCTTTGCCGCGAAGCTGGCCCTGACCGATGCCGAGGACCTTCTCAACCAAATCGACACCTTGCTGAAAGGAGCCCCGAAATGAAAGTAGACGTTGCATTGAGTCTAGCCTCCGCTCTGAGGGGCGCGGCCAACAAAGCCATTGCCGAAGGCAAGGATGAATTCGACCTGATGGATGCTTTGTCCGACGAAGCCGAGGACGCCCGTGACGAACTCGTCGACGCGATCCAGGAGGCGCAGCCGTAATGTTTCTCACCCGCTTGCTCCTGATGCATGAACCCGGCTGCATGCTGTGGCGTGTGGCCAGCGAGTGCCGGTACCAGTCTCGGCAGCTCAAGCGGTTGATCGCCGTCCCGGTCGGCTTTGAAACCGATCTGGCGTCGGTGCCACGTGCGCTTTGGCGCCTCTTTCCGCCGTGCGGGCCTTATCTTGAGGCCGCCGTCGTGCACGACTATCTCTATAGCCTCGGCGGTACGGAATCGGATCGGGAGCAGGCGGACGCCATCTTCCTTGAGGCTATGGAGGCGCTCGGGGTTGGTCCTATGTCACGGCGGCTGATCTGGGCGGCGGTGCGGGTGTTCGGGGCGAGTCATTTTGGGGATAGGAAATCAGCATGAGCTGTCTACAAACCGTCGAACAACCCATTGGCAATATCTATGTTCGCCCATCTCATCTAGTGCAGATGGGCGACCGAATCCAGGGTCATACCCACAATTTCGACCATACCACGTTTATTCTGAAGGGCGGGGTACACTGCAAAGCGACACTGCCCGATGGTCGCGTCATCGAACGGGATTTTTGGGCGCTTGGGCACCCGAACAACTCGGTCAACACGCCAGGATACTGTTTAATTCGTAAGGATGTCCTCCACGAATTCACCGCCCTCGAAGACGACACCTATATGCTCTGTGTCTACGCGCACCGCAACCCACAAGGCGAGGTCGTGCAGCAATACACCGGCTGGCCGGACGCCTATCGGTAATCACCATGGCTGAGTTTTTGTTTCGCGTTCATAGCCACAATGCCGATCCGGGCACCCGCCTAGAGCGCGGCGATTGCGTGATTGCGGTCGAAAACGACTGGCCTTGGTCGCAGGAAGAGCTGACGAACCCCGCGTGGCGAATCGTCAAAATCCCCGACATGTCGCTTTCGGAAGCGCAGTCGTTCATGGTCCCGGATCTCGGGAACCCGGAATACGGCTATCTGTCGCAGCGTCGGAAATTCACCATCGACGAGGCGCTAATTACGCTTCCCGAGGCGCAAGTCTTTATCGCAGACGATACCCGAGCGCAGCCTTCGATGACGTTCACCGCCGACCAACTGCGGGGCGTCGTTAAGGAACGTCCGCCCCTGCAGGACCCAGCCTACATCGGCCCTGAGCCGCCGGTGATGGGCTGATGGCCACCGTCGTCACGAAATCCATCGGCACAACTGGGCGCGATTACTCGACGCTTCAGGCGTGGGAAGACGCGATCCCCACCAATCTGGTTACGGCGGATGAGGCTTGGGTCGGAGAATGCTACAACGACAGTGAATTCACTGCCGGGGTAGTGATCAGCGGCCACACGGTAAATTCGACCCACACCATCAAGCTGACCGTTGCGGACGGTCACAGTTTTATGGATCACGCGACTGTCCGCGATAATCCGCTGATCTACGACCAATCCAAAGGTGCGGGTGTCAGTGCGTCTCCGTTCAACCAGGCTGTAATTGCATTTAATCAAAACTACGTCACCGTTGAGCGCCTGCAAATCAAGCGCCCGTCGAATTCCTATGGTGCCTCCGTAGTCGGAACTAACGACTTTTGGCCGCAGTCGATGGTGAGAGACTGCATCATCCAAAAAGCGCATTCTGGAAACGCCAGCATAGCGACGATCAGGAAATCCAGCATTATCAATTGTCTGGTTTTGGACACGGGTGGTAACGGTAACGGGATTGCCTTGTCGAATGGTGGCCTTGCACTCAACTGCACCGTTGCCCGATCCTCAAGTTTATCCGCCACGGGCACCGGGATAACCTCGGGATATAGCGGCAATACCCTAAAAAACTGCGCCATTTTTGGGTTTGCGACAGATTGCAGCGCGTCGGGGATTAGTGCGTCTAGCGACTACAACGCCACCGATGTTTCTGGCGGTAATCTTCCTGGCGCTAACAGCCTCACGGGGTTGGTCTACGCCGATCAATTCGTTTCAACTACGGGCGATTGGCGACTGAAGGCAGGTTCATCTTTAATTGATTCCGGCAACGTTGATGGAACCAATGCTCCAAACGATATTACAGGGATTGTTCGAGATGCTGGGTTAAATGGAGATATTGGCGCTTGGGAATATCGGATCACAACTGTTAAGTCTATCGGCACAACTGGGCGCGATTACTCGACGCTCCAAGCCTGGGAAGACGCCTGCCCGTCTAATCTAGTGTCTAACCATGAAATTTGGAAAGGCGAGTGCTACAACGATAGCGAATTTACAGGTGGTCTTGTTGTCAGTGGACAAACCACCGACACCAACTGTTATCCCTGGCTAACCGTTGCCAGCGGGCATTCTTTTATCGATCACGTCAACGCAGCGACCAATCCACTACAATATGACCAAACTAAGGGCGTTGGGGTCTCTGCTAACCCGACAGAAGCCCCGCTCATGGACGTGTTTACCGCTAACGCCAGAATCGAAAGGTTGCAGATTAAACGCAGCGGTTGGCAATTTGGACACAGCCCTTTAAGGATGCGTAATGCCGGTTACGTCAATCAATGTTTGATCGAGAATTCTGTAGGGGCTCCCACTGGTGGTTACACAGCGTACCTGGAAGAAGGGAGCAAAATTGAAAACTCTTTGGTCGTAGCGAGAACCAACAATCAAAACGGAATAGCTCTGTTCTTCTCATCTAGCGCCCACAGTTGTACGGTAGTGTGCGACAGCGCGGTGGGGGAAAGCAGTGGCACGGGCGTAAATGACGTTAACGGAGGTTCCACCCTAAAGAACTGTGCTGTTTTTGGCTTTGCCGTGCCGGCCGCAACCAGTGGCAGTTTCAACGCCTCGTCGGATCACAACGCGACCGACAAAGCCTCCGGTCTCCCAGGGAGCAACAGCCTTCACAACCTGACTTTCGCTAACCAGTTCGTTAACACATCGAACGATTTTCGCCTCAAGGCGGGCGCAGGCCTAATCAATGCAGGTGACACGACATTAACGACTGATATCATCGGTCAAGCTCGCAATGACCCGGATATTGGTGCTTGGGAGTTTGTGGCGGGCGGGGTGGCACGACCGACCTCGCCGGCACCGCTTCCAGCCAGGCCGGGGGCTCCGGCGACCTTTCCACAGCCATCCCCGTGCTGGGTGCGGCGGCATCCGTCTCTACCGCGTCAGGGTCGTTAACGTCAAGCATCCCGCTGGAAGGGTCCGCAGCCGTGATTACCGCGGGCACCGGCGTCCTGTCGGGAGACATCCTCCTGGCTGGCTCTGCTCCCTCCACCACCGAGGCGGGCGGGTCCCTAACCACCCAGATCAAACTGTCGGCGGACGCCTTGGTTGAAGCCCTGGCAACCGCAGGGCTCGACACCTCAATCTTGCTCGAGGGCTCGGCCCAAGCAGACGCCTTGGCCACTGGACAACTCTCCACATCCATCCGCCTGTCCGCAGACGCCCAGGCCCAAGCCACCGCGACCGGCGCGTTCGACGCCTCGTCTGCGGCTTTGGCCGGCGACGCTGCCGGTCAAGCGGCTGCTTCCGCCGACCTCACGATCCAGATCCGGTTGTCGGGCGCGGCGGTCGCCGAGGCATTACTCTCGGGCGGCCTCGCCACCGGCATCCCCTTGGCCGCCGAAGCTCTAAGCAACGCGGCAGCCACTGGCCAATTGCAGACAGACATCCCCTTGGCCGGTACCGCCGCCAACGATGCGACGGCCTCCGGTGGCCTCACGGCCCCCGGGGACAATTCTATGTACGGATCTGCCGCCAACGTGTCGCAGGCCACCGGACAGCTGTCGACGGCCATCTTGGCGGGCTCGGCGGCTCTGGCTCTTTCGACGGGCTCCGGCTCGCTTACCACCCTAATCCCATTGAACGGCGCGTCCCTGGCGCTTGCCAACAGCGGCGGCGATCTGACTGCGACGATCGTCCTGTCGGCCTCGGCGTTGGCCCAAGCCCTAGCGACGGGGCAACTGGCTTCCAACGCTGTAGACCTCACCGGCGGAGCCGCGTCCGAAGCCCAGAGCCTCGGCGCCCTGACAGCGTACATCAAGCTGAACGCCCAGGCCCTGGTCCAAGGCTATGTCGCGGGGCAGCTGACCTCCGGCATCTCCCTGGCCGCCCTGGCACAGAGTTCATCCACAGCCACCGCGACCATAGAAGGCACTGGCCTTGGCCGGGTGTATAATGCTAGTATCAAGAATGTGACACCGGCAAGGACGCTCCAGCGTGTACATTAGTTTTCTCGTGCCGTCAGGACTCAACAACACTCAGGAGCTTCAGCTCCTGGTCAATGAGACCGTTGTTAACCACGCCCAGCTGACCCGTGCGCAGCTGATCGTGGATCGAACGACCACGCTCGACAGCTCCGTGGCCCCGGCCTTGTTCGATCTCACCCAGACGGATCGCTTGATCCTGAAGTTGGGGAGCGCTGGGCTGGCTTTCGGGTATCACACCGCCAAACTGATCACGTACGACGGCGCAAACCCGTCGGGCGTGCTCTGGAATACTCCCATTCGGTTAATCGTCGTTTAAGGAAGAACTTCATGGCTGAAAACACCAACCCCGCTGCTCTGGCCGAGAAGAAAACCAAAGCCCCGGTGCAGATCCGGCTGCAGGCCACCCACGACTTGCTGGAGCCGTTTAACCTGATCCGCTTCCCGGCCGGTGTGCCGGTGACGGTTGAAAAGATCACCGGCTGGATGCAATCCCAGATCGATGCCGGCCTGATGATGCAGGTTGACTGATGATCGAAGTCCTTTATACGGACACCGATCAGATCCGGGGCGCCCTCCAGATCACCGAGGAGGACTTGGGCGACGAGCGCTTCAACCAAGGTATCCTCGAGCTGGACCTGACGCTCGACCTCGACGCGTGGGCGCCCACCCACGCGACGATCTACGCGACCGGCCTCGGCACCCCGACTGCCAGCCAGCTCAACCAATTCAACCTTCTGCGGGCCTACAGTGCGTATTTCTGCGCCTACCAAACCCTGCAGACCGGAGCCTTGTCGATGCCGCAGAACATCTCGGACGGCAAGAACACCATCGAGCGGCCCCAAGATCGCGCCGGCTTGCGGGACTTCATTGCGGGTCGCCTGGCGACCTACAAGAGCCGCCTGACCGAGCTGTTGACCGGTTCGGTGCCGTCGTACGTGGGCCAATTCCTCGGGGTCGGCTCCAACTACGATCCGGTGACCGGCTAGTGAACCTCAAGGGCGCCGCGAGTTATTTCGCGAGAACCAAGATCGACGGCTGGAATGGTACGAGCTGGGACCTCGATGTGGCCCGCGGCACGTACGAAACTTTCGATCGTTTCGTAAGTGAGAGGGAATTTGGATCGAAGCGCCGGTATATCCTATGCAACCCGGATCGGTCGATTCCAGACACCTATAAGGTCGTCCGACTGAGCGGTGAAGTGTTCCTCCTCGGCGTCCGCAACAACGATATGCAAGGGTCGGTATACAGCCACCTGTTTTTGCTTCACCGGGCCCCGCTTCAGGCGGACCTGATGCAGTACACCAAGACGGCTTCGGCCTCGGGCGTCGCTGGCGCCGCCACCAAAACCAAGATCGGCACGTACCACTGCGATATCGAACGCATGAGCTACATGAACTCCCGCGAGTTCGACGCCATGCGCTTTTCCGAGATGCAGGTACTCTTGCCTTCCGATTGCCCGGTGACGATCGACCATGAGCTGAAGGTCGGCAGTTATTTCTATGAAGTCGAGGAGGTCTTTCCTTCCTCAGGTTTTCTCGCTTGCCGCACGGTACGAAAGAGATGAGTTACGACACCTTCCCGCTCGCCCTGAAATCCACGATCGATAAGTACGCCAAGCAGTTGGCGGACTCCAAGGCGATTAACTACCTCGACCTCGACGGCACACTACTGCAAGCCACCTTGCTCGAATCCGACCAGCCGGCGCTCGGCTGGAGTCTCTCCACCATGGTGGAATCCCCGAGGGACCCGATGTGGTATCTCGAATTCGAGATCGGGGGCATCACTTCCATCGACCCCGCGCAATACACCGCGCTCGATATCGTCAGCCTGGTCCGCAGCGTCTTCTACCAAGGCGCGGAGCTCCCCATCATGGACTATAGCGGCGTCGACCAGCCCACCGAGCGGCTCGGCGACTTGATCATTTCCTCGACCAGCATTTCGCCGCAGCAGTTCGACCGCGCCGCCGGCCTTCGCATGGTCGTGGTCCAGGCCCGCGCCCTGAGGTTCTAGCGTGGCGGGTGTTCGACCCAGAATAAAGACTCGGGTAGGCAGTTCCGGTATCACGCTTGCCGTCCAGGCTTTGACGCAAAAGAAAGCCCAGGAGCTCGCGCTGGCCAAGGAGATCCAAGTCGCCAAATTTATGGCGGATTACTTTTCCAACACCTTGCTGGCGGTTAGGGACATTCTGGATAATCCCGGCATTCCCGTGACTTCCGGCAGGGGTCAGGGGCTCCGGTTCGCCGCCCGGCGCCCGACCACGGTCAAAATCCCAAAGGCGGTCAAGCTCCTGAGCGTCAGGCAAGTGAAGTCCGCGGAGGCGTTCGCCAGCGAGAAAACCGAGACCGTAACCGTGGCCTCGGGGCTTGCCGAGCGGTTCCGCTGGAAGCCGTTGACCCGGCGCTGGATCAACACCGGCGCAAGGCAAGGCTTCAAGTCTAGGCAATATTGGAAGAAGACCGGGAAATTGGCGTCGATCTATCGGGGCGCCTTGCCTCGAACTTTGTCGATCACCCGGAACAGCTCTAATTACCACGGGCGAGCGGAAAAGCTCGGCAGGGCATCCATCGAACTGGCGGTACGAAGCGGCCTTCTCAGTCCGGGCGCATCTGTAAGAAACGCCACAGTCGTCCGGCTGAACCTGAAACGTCCTGTGATCAATCCGGTGCTGAACGACATCCTGGCGAACCCTTTTTTCGCCCAAGACCTGAATTTGGATAGGCCCAAGGACGTGCCGTCTTTTGCGAATTTAAAGGGCGGCGTCACAAACATCGATCGGCTGCGTTATCCAGAGTATTACCGGCCCTGGCTCCGGAGGTTCGCGCTCATGATGGGTCGGAAGATGCGGGCTGACCTGAAGCGGCTGTGACTGTCTAGTTTTTGAGACAGGATCTGTTATGATTAAGAGGCGCAGGATGCGCTTCTAACCCACCTAACTTCGTCAAGGAGGACGATGTAATGGCATTAGGCTCCCCCAAAACCAAACAATTCCGTATCGGCACGTTCGAGGTCCGCATTGGGCCGCAGTCGAGCGCCGGCAAACTCGACGCCTCCCACTCGATCGGGGTCATCGACCAGGTCACGCTCAACATCGAGCAGACCTCGGTGGATCTGATGGGTGGCTTTCCGCAGAAAATCATCGACACCGCGCTGACGTCGCAGTCGGCCAGTATCTCGGCCACCTTGCGCGAGTACAGCCGCCGCAACCTAAACGTCATGCTCGGCAACGCCGTCGCCGCGTACGACTCGACCGACACCAAGTCGACGGTGGACACCACCGCGCAAATCAACGCCGCCGCGACCAGCATCCCGCTGACGTCAGCCACCGGTTTCACGGCAGGGGACATCGTTGTGATCTTCGAGGTTGGCAAGCCGGAGTCGGTCACTGTCTCCAAGATCGACAGCATCGCGACCAACACCCTGACCCTGGTCACCGGCCTCGGCACCGTCGCCGCCTTCGCCGCCGGATCCGACGTGCTCTGCTACAAGTCGCCGGCTGTGGCGATCGGTGGCCTGTCGAGCGTCAACTACTTCGCGGTGCAGCTGCTGCAGCTCGAACGCGGCACCAGCCGGCCGATGGGCTTCAACTTCTGGAAAGCCGCGATCAGCGGCAGTGCTTCGATCGGCGCGTCCCCGACGGAGTTCTCGTCGACCGAAATGCAGATCAAGCTGTTGGAGCCGGCCGCCAGTGAATACGCGGCGAGCGCGCCGCTGGAGCACTTGTCCAGCGTCATCCCAAGCTACCCGATCGGCATGATGTTCATGTCGTCCGACGCCGCTTAAGCCCGAGCCGCCTCGGGCGGCCGGCACGGTCTTCCTTAGGACCTTCTGGCCGCCTTCGGGCGGCCAGCTTTTATCGAGGCCTGGCATGTCCATATTCAATAGGCATCACCAACCTTTCGCGGTCCCTTTACTTGCCTTCGAACGGTTTTCCGAGCTCCGTCAGCAGCTGACCGACGACGCTCAAGTGCTCGAATCCGCCGTCATCCCGACCCTGGCCGAATGTTGCGGCATGCCCCAGCCGACCGCCGACGCGATCGAGTACTTCATCGAGCGCCTCGAAGCTGCCGGGCGGGAGGCAGACTCCCTGTCCAATCCTTCCCAACCGACACCGGGTAAGACACTCGGATCCGCCTACGCCGCGGCGCTGCGAGAGCTGGATACCGCCGGACTGATTCTCTACATGTGCGCCTTTGATTTCCATAAGGCGAACTACGTATACACCCAGCTCGACCGGGACGTCGCCTTGAAGATGCTCGATCACTTCCTGGCGCTGAAAGGCCAGGAGAACAACCTCTTGTTCGAAGCCTGCCTGTACGGCTTCGGCGGCAAGTACGACGCTGACGGCGGGAGCGCCGAGGTGGTCACGGTAGACCTCAGCAGCGAAGACAACTTCAACATGCTCGCCCAACTTTTCGCTAAGACGCATTAGGAGCCCAGGATGGCTGACAAGATCCAACTAGACGCCGTCGTCGACTACATCATCAAAGCCGGGGATGTTACCAACCTGCCCGAATTCCAGCAGCAGGTCAGTAAGCTCCTGGGCGGCCTCGCCCGGGAGCTCAAGATTCCGAAGGTGCATCTCCCGGTCAACCTCGAGGCGGGCGACGTCTTGTCTGAAGACCAGCTGAAGGCCTTGAAGGGCGAACTGCACGACGCCTTGAGACAGATCAACCAAGCCCTCCGGCAGGAAACCGACGGCGCCAAGAGGCAGGCCCTCGCCTCCGTCCGGCTGTTCTACGAGGACATCTCCCACGCCCTCAGCACGATCAAGACCACCAAGGTCACCCCGACGACCCAAGGGCTGTTCAAGCAGATCCTCGCGAAAGAGCTCGACATCACCGACCCGAAGCTGAAGCAGAAGCAAAAGGCCCAACTCCGGGAATACGCCGCCGCCCTGGAGTCGCAGTCGAGGGCGCTGAAGGAGATCCAGCGGAAAGCCGCCCGCGGACGCTCGGTCTACTTGCCGGGTGAAGGCGATGGATCGGGCCAGGTGATCAAATCCCTGCCCTTACAAATTCCGCAGCTCGGCGTCGCGGCTCAGCAGAACCTCACCACGGTTCGGAAGTTCAACCAGCTGACGGACGAGGATCGGATCGCGGCCCGCAAGGACGCGGAAGCCCTTAAGCTCCGGAAAGGCACCAATCAGCTCGAAGTCTCCGCCGCCAAGCAAGCCGAACGGCAAGCCGAGACTAAGAGGCGTCGTCAGGAGGCAGAGGACCTTCGGATTCGGCGCGGCACCAATCAGCTGGAGGTTAAGGCCGCGAAAGAGGCGGAGAAAGCCGTGCAACGCGAGCGGGCCGCCCGCTTCTTGACCGGCGCCGCCGGCCGAGAGCTCGAAACCATTGGCGGGGACCTGACCCGCGCCGGCAAGGAATTCGACTTCGGGCTGATTCGCCGCGCCCTCAATTCCAGGATCAAGCAGCAGCTCAAGGCAGCCAAGGAAGCGATCACCGAAGCCGCCGCTGAGACGGCGTTCTCGAACGTCCGGTCCTTGGAAGACTTCAAGCGGAAGCTGGACGAGCGCCGGCGGGAGGTCGAAGGCACGACCTTGGGCCGTTCCCTCACCAAGAAACGGCAGCTGGCGGAGGACTCCTCCCAGTTCGCGTCCCGCTTGCTCGGGCGGGGCAGGCTCGAGGAGCTCGACGAGCCGACCCGGAAAGCGATCAAGGATGCTCTGAGCCGGGCGGTCGCCTCCTCCCGCGCCTACCGGGAAGCCGCGGCCGGCAGCCAGGAAGCGATCGAGGCGGAGCGCCTGTACCTTTCCTTGCTGGAAAAGGAGATCAAGTTCAAGCGCGAGCTGAAGGCGCTCGAAGCGGGCCCACCGGTGGCGGCTCCCCGCGCCGACCGGACCCGGATCGACCAGAAGCTCGCGGACCTTCGGGCGCTCACCGCACAACGCGGGCGGGGGCGGCGGGCGATCGATGCGGTGGGGGGACTTTCCAACGTCCTCGATCTGCCCAAGGACACCTATGAAGATGCGCTGGTTTACCTCAAAAGCCAGCAGCAGCACATCCAGCAGCGGATCAAGGACAGCGACGCCGGCACCGGGCAACGCCTGACCCCGGGGGAGATCAGCGACCTCAACCGGCAGTTCGCCGAGCAAGCCGTCGCCATCAAAAAGGTCAACGCGGAGCTTCGTGGTAACGTTGGCCTCTGGCACCAAGCCTCCCTGGCGATGCGGGCATTCTTCCGCTATGCGATTCTGTACGGGTCCGGCTTCGCCTTGCTGGAAGGCCTCCGCCGGCTGACCGGCCAGGTGTTCGATCTTGAGGAAGCCCTCAAAGGGATCCAGGCCGTCTCGCAGGCCACCTCGGCGGATATGCGGAACATCGAATCCGCGATCAAGCAGACTGCGACCACCACCAAGTTCTCGGTCCAGGACATCGCGGAAGCCACGCAAACCTTGGCGCAGGCGGGTGTCGAGGCGGCGGACCTGCCGAAGGCCGTCGAGAACGTCGCGCTGTTCGCCGGTGCGACCAAGAGTTCCCTGCAGACCGCGGCGGACGTCATCGCCTCGATGCGGTCGGTCTTTGCCGATCTTTCCGACCGGACCCTGGCCGATCAGCTGACCAACGCCATCAACATCTCGAAACTGACCGCGGACGATCTCAAGACCCTGGTCAGCTTGCAGGCGCAGACGGCGAAATCCTTCGGGCTCAGCTCCAAGCAAATCCTCGGGCTCAACGCCACCTTGTCGAACATCGGTATCAAGCCGTCGACCATCGCCACCGGCTCCCGCGAAGCCTTGATCGAGGTCCTGTCGCCGGACGAGAAAACCGTCCGGGCGCTGATCCCCTTGTACCAGAAGATGTTCGGGCAGATCCTGACTGGCAAGGAGATCCGGCAAAGGTTCCTGGCCTTCCAGCAGGACGACAACCCCTTGCTGGCGGCGCTGCAGGAATACCGGCGGCTCGGTATCGGCGGCGGCGGTCCCAATACCGACGCCTTCCGGGGTGTTCTGGAACGCCGGGCGGAGAACGTATTCCTGCCGCTCCTCGATTCGCTCGACATCCTCGAGAAGAACATCACCCAGGTGTCGCGGGCGGGCGCCGCGGCCGAGGGGTCCGAGACCCAGATGGAAGCCGCCAACAACCAGATCCGGCGGTTCGGCCAGACCATCCTGTCCCTGACCCACACCATCGCGAGCGACGGGCTCCCGGTGGTGAGCCGTTTCTTCAAGTCCCTGGCGGACGGCGCGAAGTCGCTGCAGGACCGGATTATTGATCGCAAGGCGACCTTGGGTGAGGATACCAGCAAGGCCGCCTTGTCGGGGCTTGGCACCGGGCTTTTGACCTACCTCTTGTCTCCCGGCACGAGACTAGCCCGCGGGGCGTTGGGCGTCCTCGGCGGGTTGGCCGGCGGGATTGGCTCGTTGACGGCGTCGCCGGATAACCGCACCGCCAAGGATCTGACCGAACTCAGTGGGACGGCGGGCACGGGGCTTGCCATCGTCGGTGGAGCGATCACAGGCTTCCAGGGGCTTGTGGCGTTGGGCAAAGGGATTTTCTCTAAGCTTTCCGGCTCTCTGAAGGTTATCTCCACGGCTGCTTCCTGGACCCCGCTCGGCCGGATGGTCGGGTTACTGGCCTCAGCCCTGGTTGCCGGCAAGGTGGTGTATGACAAATTTTTCGCCAAAGGCCCTTCGCTCGACACCCGGTTGGAAGGCATCGAGGCCCAGCGCACGGCCAAACTCCAGAAAACCGACGCGGTCAAGCAGGAGTTCGCCCCTTTTTCGGCGGACTCCCAGGGCGGGCCTGCCGAGGAAGCCCGGCAGCTGGCGGACCAGATCTACGGCAAGGAGATGGACGAGCTGGCCTTCCAGCTGTTCGTGCAGAAACTGGGGGTGGTGCGTCAGAACCTTCTGGATGAACTGAAACGGCTGTCGAATAAAAAGGCCTCGGGTCAAGACATCGGCGAATCGGGCGAAGCGAAGCTCAGGGAGTTCGAACAGCTCTACGGCTCGGAGTTGTTCTCCGGAGCCCTACCCAAGACCGTGGATGAGGCGAAAACTTTCGTCACCTCTCTGCAGAGTTTCTACGCGGGGTTGGAGCAGAAAGGCCAGGAGCTTCTGAACGGCCAGGGCGATCTGGAGGCTATGACCGATAAGATCATCGCAATGACGGTGGCGGGCAAGCTCAAGCTTGCCCCAACGGACATGTCCTCGCTCCTGGTCAGTATCCAGGACGCGGCGGTCAACGGCCAAGTCGAAATCCTCAAGGAATTCAGGTTCCAGGTTAACAATGCGATTGACGCCTTGGTCAGCCAAGGCAAAGCGTCGCTCGACAATGTCGACTACGTTCGCCTCCTGAACATCAAGGACACCATTCAGCCGGCGATTGATCAAGCCAAGCAACGCGCTGCTGAGATCGCGGCGGAGAAAGCTCGTCTGCAAGCCGCTCGCGAGAAAAACGCCGCGGAACAGGAGAAGGAGGGCCAATCCGAGCTCGATCTCAAGGAAGTTGATCGGCTCAGCAAGATCCTGGAAACCAAACGCCGGGTGGTCGACGAGCAGATCGCAGTCGCCAAGGACGAGAAGGACCAGAACAAGATCAGCGCCCTGATCCTGGAGCGGGCCGGCACCGAGGAAGCCATCAACCGCTTGCTGACCCGGAAGGCCCAGCTCGAAGGAGTGATCACCGACGACCTCATTCAACAGGAGGCAGGGCTTCGGCGGAAGCAGAACGAGGAGCACTCGAAGCGCCTGACTCTGGAACAGGGTGCCTCGAAGGAGATCGAGAAATCGAACAAACAGCTGCAGACTCAGCGCAACAAGCTGCAGAAGATCAACGAGCGCTTGTCCAGCGCCGAGCAGCGGTACCGCGAATCCCTCGACAAGCTCAATGAAGCCAAGGGCAAACAGCGGGAGTCTCAAAACTTCTTTGCCGACGCCAAGCGCGAGCTGTCCGACGAGCAGATCTCGCCCTCCGACCGGATCCGGGAACTCTTGGATCGCGCCAGAAAGCAGCTTAAGGGCGGCGCTTTCGACGAAGCCGAGTCGGATGCTAGGGGCGTCGTCGATTTCGTCCGCTCGGGGCTGCAGGACGGCACGGTCTCCCGGTTCGACGCAGGAAGCGTGGTCGACGAGGCCGCCACGATCGCCGCGGAGTCCCAGAAAAAGAAAGTGAGCACCGCGGAGGAACGGGCGATCCGAGACAAAAACGCTCTGCTGCAGGTTCAGGCGGACGCAGCAGCGGTACAGGCGAAGATCGACGCCTTGGAAAAGCGGATCGAGGATCTTGGCAAGCTGAAGATCGGCTTCGACCCGAAGCAAGTCGACACGGTCGCCGACCAGCTCTTGGCGCAGCTCGATGACAAGCTCCAGGCCCATCCGGTCGAATTGCCGATCTCGGGGCCCGACGGGAAGCCGATCCCATCGGACACCACGGGCGCGGCGACGCCGGCCCCCTCGGCGGCTTCGTCCGCCTCGACCGACGCGGCGTCTCCGAAGATCTTTAGTTACGCGGACGAGAGTGGCCGTAGGGTCTACACCGACCGTTCTACCCCTATTGAGAAGGAGCCCCAAACAGGAGAGCAAAGATTTACGCAATCCCCTTATGGGGCGCCGACGTCGCTTCCCGACAGTCTCGTCGACTCTGTTCATAAGCCCCTGCCCGAGATCACCTTCAGCAACCCGGCCAACGGCGTCGAAGGTATTTCCCTGGCTGATGCGGAGCGCTATACGGAACGCCTGAGACGTGGTGGGCCAAGGCTTGGAAACATCTCCTCCCTGGCTGAACGGGCAGCGCGTATCCATCTGCCGGACTTGGCCGCCCCGGAGGTCAATTTGCCCTCGGTGAGCCCCGCCACTACCTTGTCACAAGCTGCCGAACAGGTTTCCAACAAGACGCCGGTCAACCTCTACATCAGTAATGAGAGGGTGCCCGTCTTGGCCGACAGTAACGCGGCTGATACACTACAGCGACTGCTTGCACTCCAAGCGCTCAAGGAAGGGCGACGCTGATGGGATGGACGACACGCAATTTCGCTATCGGGACCGCGATCATTGAGGTCCCCCAGGCGCTTCAGTTTTCGCAAACCTACGAAGAATTCGGCGGCGTCAATACCCTCCGCATGGCGGATGGCTCGGCCGTTCGCCAGTCCAACTGGTCGAAGCTCCGGACTACCTTGTCTGGTGAAGGGTTCGTTCCGCCCGGCCTCGCGGGCGTTGCCTGGAAGACCCAGCAAACCCTGAAGTGCGGCGTCAAACGCTCGCTTCAGTCCCCGAGCAATGTCATCGCCCTTCCTGCCGCCCGGCGCACAGACGCGGGTTATGAACCGAACGGTTACGCCTTGAAGGATGGGATGTGGTTACCCTCCTCGGTCAGCGTCGTCACCAACACCGCGACCGTGACCGCGGTCACCGGTGCCACGGCCTACATGGTCGAGTATTACCCCCAATTCACCGCATTTATCGAGCCCCCGCAGGCCGACTTCAATCGGACCACGGGAACTTATCGCTGGACGATCAACGCTGAAGAGGTTTAAAGATGGCTGCACGCTACTGGAGAGTTGACCAATTCACCGTGACCGGAGGCGCGGGGTTTGATCTGGCCATTTACGCGCTGGAGCTTTACAGCTTGGGCTCCGCCGTCTCCAACACCGTGACGCTCAATTGCAACAAGACACCGACTGCAGGGACCTTGGCTGAACTTCAAGACGGCAGCAATGTGACCGGCGCCACCTTCGCGGCGGCGGATGTCGCGACCCTCGAATTCATCTTCGATGCCGGCGCGGGGGCCGCCTTGGAGTCTGACGCCATTAAGTTCGTGGTCAACGGCGTGGACAACTACCCGGCCTCGGTGCGGGTGTCCTGGTCCAACGACGCCGTGTCCTGGATCATCGCTGGACAGATGAGCAACTTGACTGCCAACACCTCGGGCATCTCGCTTTACCTTGACTACTGTCCTCCGTTCCGAGGGGCGACCGGGACGATCACGGAAAGCCTGGCCGAGTCTACGTTTACCGTCCGGATCGCGAACGCCACGAACGGCACGGTCCTGAAGTCCGTCACCACCAAGACCAACTTTTACGGGTACCACAACACCTCGACGGCGGATGACACCCCTTTGATGATCACGGCGTACGCCGATCACGGCTCTCGCTGGCGGTCCAGCGTAACAAAATCCTTAACAAATCTAATCTTCCCGTCGGATCCGGCCGTCGGGCATTACTACGAGTGCGAGGTGGCCGGCACGACCGGGGCGACCGAACCGGTGTGGCCCACCAACGGCGGCACCGTGGTCGATGGTACCGTGACCTGGCGAGACAAGGGACAAGTGGTGCAACCGGTAACCCAATACCCTCTCTCCCTGGCGAGAATGCCGGGTGGCGGGTTGGTGACCGACGGGTTGGTCTTCATTCTGGACGCCGGGTTCGCTCGAAACTTCGCCAACGCCTCGGACCAACTGTGGCGGAACTCCGTTCCGTCTCCGGCGGACGGGTCGGCGGCGAGTGCCTACAATTTCTATCGGGGCGTGGACGGCACTTCAGAAACCACCGACCCGACGTTCACGGGGACTATCAACAACGGGATCTCGGCGACTCAGGCGAACCAGCCCTACTTTTCGTTCTCCCTCACCGCGCCGTACAAGTTCTTTACCTTGGCCGCCGCGACGGCGTTTCTCAAAAGCCTCCACAAGGCCGGGGCGAAATTCACCTTCGAGGTGTTTTTGTACGCCGGCACGGCTCTGACGGATGCCCCCATCTTCGATTCCGGCACCGGCTTTACGGCGACCGACGTGCATCAAGGTGTCCAGTTCTGCCGCTACCCGGCCTTGTTCAAGAACGGGGTCCTGGTCGCCGGGGACACCGGCGGCAGCCCCGCGTTGCAAAAGTTCTCGGACGCCACGGTTACGGGGTCGACGTTCAACTACCTGGCTGCCTCCATCGACGGCACCGGGGCGCAGGCCTCGTTCTTGTATCGGAACGGCGCCTACGACCCGGTGGGCGGACAGAATACTTGGGACGGGACTTTCGTCTCCCCGAGCACGGTGGATCCGCCCAACCTGCCGCGTATCGGCATCCGCGGGGATGCCGCCGCGGCGGCTTTAGGGACGGCTCGAATCTACTTCCTGAGGCTCTACAACCGGAATCTCACCAAGGCCGAGCTTGACCAGAACTTCAACGCCCAGATGCACCGGATGCAGATCTAATGCCGTACACGCCCAGCTACAACCTGACCCTCCCCGGCGGGCAGTACACGCCGGACTATGATATTGACCTGAATCCCTCCGGGGGCGTCGGCTTTTCAGAGGTGGGCAGTCTCAGCGCGACCCTCGAGCAGACTATCTACGCCACCGGTACGGTCTCGGCGACGATCGAACAGCAGATCCTGGCTGACGTCTACACCATCAAGGCCCCGGTCCAGCAGGTGGTTTACGACGTCGGCTCGCTTTCGGCGACGATCGAACAGCAGATCATCGCCTACCAGGTCGGTTCGATCTCGGCGACCCTGGAGCTTCAGATTTACACCACGGGCTCGATCGCGGCGACGATCGAACAGGTGCTTTACGACCCCAGCGGGTTCTTGCCAGCCCCCGGCGACACGCAGTTGTGGGCGGTCAAGGTTTACCTCGACGGCGTCGACGTTACGGCCAGCGTCACCGGCCTCATCACCGTCGACGCGGAAGAAGGCGCGGCCCGCATCGCCACCTTCGTCATGATGCCGACCTTCGGCCCGATCGCGGTTTCGGCATGGGTCAACAAGCCGGTTCGGATCGACTACCAACTGGCGACCCCGGGTGACGTCGTAATCAAACCCTTGTTTATCGGTCGGGTGGATACCCCGGAGTACGACCCGAACACCCGCCTGACCACGTTCAAATGCTCGGACTTCCTGCAGAAGCGCTTCGAGCAAGCCTCGCGCAAGCAGATCCTCTCGGAACTCGGCGGATCCTGGTCGAGTGTGGTGTTCGACGAGCACGCCAGCAACGTGGATTACGCCCACGACGTACTATCCACGATCCCGGCCAGTTACGACCTCACGGTCGATGGAGTGGGCAAGCTGACCTACTGGAACACCCAGTCGGGTCCGGATTACACCTTCACCGCCGGGCACTTGGTCGATGGCTCCCTCACGGTGGAACTGGCGTCCAGCCGGAGCGTGGTGAACCAGGTGGAGCTTGACATCGGGTTCCGGTTCGACCGGATCCACGAGCAGAGGCAGCGGTACGCTTGGGATTTCTTCTTGTCCTCGTTCAGCTTGTCCTGGAAAGACGTGGCCGTCGACGGCATTCCGATGCCGACGACGAACATGATCCAGGAGGCGATTCAAGGGGTGGATTGGCCCTTGGTCGGTTCGCCCGTCTTCTTCGCGCCGCCCTCCTATGTCGAGTATTACACCACCGGTTCCGACGGCACCCTCAATGTTGGCTATCTGGTCAATCCGCCCGGCATCTGTGTCGGCGCGAATTTCACTTTGGCCAAGCGCTGGGCGCAGCAGATCACCGAGCGCAGCCGGTTTCTGGTCAAAGCCCCGCAGTCCATCGAGCAGATGGGGTTGGTCCCGGAAGAACAGGGCTACGCCTACGAGCCGGATTCGAGCGCCTACCACTTTTATAATGTGTTCGAGGAAACCTGGAACAAGCCCTATGTCGAAGGGCGGGTCGGTTCGGCGGGGGTCGTGAGCCAGCAGTTCACTCCCGCAGATGCCGTCTCCGGCAGCTACACCTGGTACCGTTATCCGTTTCCCTCGGCGGCGAACAGCACCGATTATGGCGAGTATGTCGATCTCGACGAGATCCAGATCGTCAACCTCCTCGCAAGCCCGGAGAACCTTTCGGCCTGGTCCGGCAGCGCCGGGGTCGTCAGCAACGTGTCCGTGAATCTGGACGGCGAAGCCAAGGGCGACAAACTGACTCTGGCCTCGAACACCTATCGGGAAACCACGGCCAACGTCGAGCCCAGTGTCACCTACACCGTGTCGGTTTACCTCCAAACGGATGTCGTGAACAACGGCCGGTCGATCTACCTGACCGCGTCCGATGACGATGAGGTCTCCGAGGCCACGGTGTGTTACCTCTCCACCCAGTGGGCCCGGTACAGCGTCACCCTCACCACCGGGGCCAGCGCCACCCAGCTGACGCTCCGCCTCGGGGGCGGCGGCGACGCTCTGGTCGTGTTCGCCGACCGGGCGATGGTGAACGAGGGCCCTCTGATGGAGTACACGGCGAGCACCGGCAAGTCCAGCCGGCAGCTCGCCGAGGAAGCGATCGTCTGTGCCCAAGCGCAGGCCAAGACCGCGATCCTGGCCTCGCACCGCAACAACGTCGTCCAGTTCAAGACGATACTCAACCCCTTGCTGGAGCGGTTCCACAAGCTCAGAGTCGACACAGCGTCCGTGCAAGCGACCGGGAAGGTCAAGCAGATCACGCACGAGCTCGACACCTTCGCGTGCTCGGCTTTGACCACCGTGCGACTGGCGATCAGCAAGGTGGTGGCCAATTCGGTCCCGGCCGAGACCGTGTTGGCCGCGCCGGCCAAAGCGGTGTCGGCACCCCTGTCGCCGGACGAGGACGAGGTGACGGCAACCGGCCGCTTAGGGACCTGGATCGGGTTCCTGGAAAATCCGGTGCCCGGCGCCCCTTACGATTACGTGTCGGGCGTCAACGGGACCACCTACTTGTCGTACGACCCGATCTACGGGTATATGGCCGATGCGACCGCCACCCGCAGCACCTTCGATTTGAGCAAGCTGTATTATGGCTACGGCGAGCCGCGCTTCGTCATCGGGACGCCGGCGATCCACCGCAGTAACACAGATGAGACAATCAAGTATAATCAGGCGGAGGTCATCGTCGCCATTCCGGACGATGAACTTGTGATGGCGGCCTAAACACGGAGGTTGACGTGGCCCTAAGCTTCAAACTGTACACCGACGCAAACCTAACAGCCCCACTGGCTGGGAATCTGATTTGCGCCCAGAACGCCGACGGCAGCACGCCGGCCGTGGATAAAATCCTCTATCTAGGGTCCACGACCGCGAGCCGGAAGCTCGAGGCCAACTCCAACCCGGGCGTGGACCAGATCGTGGTCAGCGTCGTGGACGCCGTGCCGGCGTCCGGACATCCGGCGACCGAGGTCAAACTGGCCACCACCTTGGCGGGCCTGAACTCCGCGGTCGGCGGCGCGTCCCTGAATATCGGCACCCAGATCTTGTCCGGGGCGGCCAACGCCATCCCGATCTATATCCGGGTCAATGATTCCACTGGGCAGGTAGGCACGGCGACGGAGCTCTCCGTCGCGATCGCCAACGTGCGCGAGACCAGCGTCTAATGGTAGGGGAGGCCGCCACCGCGGGGCTGAATCGCGCCTGGACCGGGCGGACGGATGAGCGGCTGGCCGAGGAGATCGGCAAGCTCACCCCGCCCGAGAAACGGAAGCACCAGACGCTCGGCCCAGCGCGGACAGCCGCTTCGATCGAGGCCCAGACCGGCATTGGCAAGCTGAATGTCGCGGATGCGGGCGGCGACAGTGACTCGACGGCCGCGGGGATCACCCCGCCCCTCACCGAGCCGGATGTGTCCGCTCGGGAATACTACGACCCGCAAACCCTGACTTCGTCGGACGGCCTCTTCACCTTTGAAGTGCGTCCGATCGCCAAGGCGGTGTTCATGGACGCCGCCGGTCAACGCGTGGAACTGATCTACGCCGAGCCGCTCTTGCCGTGATCCAGCTCGATCACATCGTCAAGGAGAATGACCCTGGGATCCTAGGGTTTCCCTACCACGGGCGGCTGGTGAACGGGATGCTGTTACTCCCGGCGACGGTGCAAGTCACCAACACCGCGGGCAACTTCTACTTGCCGAACGGCCGCCAGGTGTATTGGTCGGCGGACTACAGTGCCTATTACTTCCCCTTGACCGCGCCCAGTTCGTCCCTGTCGTTCTACGTCAAAAAGCCCGGCATCGCTCCCATCGTCCGAACCCCGGCCGAGCAAGCCTGGGACCAAGCGAATGGGTATGAATGGCGGAACGATGCCATCCTCTATGGGGGTTTTTTGTATGGGAAATCGCTG